CACTCTCTCGCTCGCCCGCACTCCCGCGCGGTCGGACTACTATCATCAAACCCAGCCGAAGCTGGGTTTGTGAAGGGCGGCTTGCGCCGCCCCGTATAGTTACGCTTTCGCGGGTTCGGTTTCGGTGAATTTGGGGTTGAATTCCAGCATCACGTCAACAATGCCTGCTGCTACTGAATCGTTGCCCAACGTGCGCAACTGCAAAATCAGTTTACGCGCTGTCTTTTCCGCCGCCGCCGGGTCAGTGGTGGTCACCGCGCCGCTAGTGCCCGCGCCCTCCGCCGATTCGCGCTTAGGTTCGCGAAGCGTGCCATCTGCTTTGTGCGTTACTTTTAGGTTGCGATGGAAAGGGATATTCGCTTGAAATGCCACGCCCACGCAATGGACTAGCGTCTCGCTCATGTCTTTTTGCCACGCGCCCAAAGTTTCGCCCTTGGCCGCAATCACTTTGATTGCGGTTCGTACTTCGCTTGAAGGTTTACCCCAAAAGGCTTTTTTATCCGCTTTGGTAGTTGCCCATCCAATTGTCAATTCGTCAACAATTTTCTGAAATTCCATGTTCGTGACTTTGATTGCTTTGGCGTGTGCCTCAGCGTTACGAACCACGATGGCGCCCTCAGCTTTGATTGCTTTAGAAATAGGGGAAATGTCAAACTTAATCATAAAAACTCCAATAGAAAAGGATAGAAAAGGATAGAAATAGGGGTCAGTCTGCCCGCCATTATGCGAACCGTGAACCCCTAGAGATTGTTAAAGAGCAGAACCGCTAAGCACGATGGCTTGGCATGACTGAATTATGCCATAAATTCCCTTAGATTTAAACGTAAGGTTACAAAAAGCCGCCCGCCGTGACCCACCGTACCCCGACCCCCCAAATGGGTTATGGGACTCCGCCCATTCGCTTACGCTGAGTGATGGAACCACCAACACCACCCCACGAGTTAATATACCTCGCTATACAGACCCACCCCCCTTTACATAGAAAAGGCCCCCGTCAAAAATAAAACACCCCTGCAAAAAATATAATACAATGCGCGAAAATCACTTAGGAGTGCGGCCCCCTCCATGTATACCTTGACCATTGACAACGACATTCCGCTAGCGGAATTTAGCCCGACGTTTGAATCTTTAGACGCCCGGGTAGCTGCTGCATTGTCTTCGTTGCATGACACCGACTCCACCCCGTTTGATATCCCAGACGAAGACGCGGAACTTTCAAGGGCCATATTTACTGGCCGGCAGGTAGCGTCCGACTCAGACCTGTCCAAACCAGAAGTCATCACCCACCTTGGGGCGCTCCTGCAGGAATACGACCACCTCGTAGTTAAGTCAGCCGCACAGCTCCGTACGTACATCACCAATAAGCTCATATTAGAGAGCGCTAATGCCGATCCGCGCATTCGTTTGAAGTCTTTAGAGATGTTGGGCAAGATCAGCGACGTCGGCCTGTTTACGGACAAGACTGAAATCACCATGCGCCATCGGCCCACGGAAGAGCTGGAACAGTTACTGCGGGAGCGCCTTACCCGGGTGGTGGAGAGCGAAGCATTTGAAGTTAGCAAACCACAGCAAACTGCGAATATTGAGTTTGACATGGCGGAGATTACCGGCTAATGGACCTAGAACTAACCAGCGAGATGGTCGAAAGAATCATCAAAAAGCTGCCCCGTGCGGAAGCGGCTGAACTGCTGGTTATGTTTGAGGAGTTAGAGGAGCGCAAGCGCATACAGCTGGCGCAAAACGACTTCCTCGCGTTCATTGCGGCCCTAGACAAGACCTACAAGTTTGGTACACACCTAAAACGGCTGGGCTCTTTGCTGATGGATGTAGAGCAGAACATCAAAAACCGGATTGCCGTGAGTATGGCACCGCGTATGGGCAAGTCCCAAATGATTTCTATCTACTACCCGGCGTGGTATTTGGGCAGGCACCCCGATCACAAGGTCATTGTGGCCTCCCACACAGCGGATTTGGCACTGGTTATGGCCCGAAAAGTGCGAAATTTGATTAATACGGCAGAATACAAGCGTATTTTTCCCCAAACTGCCATCGCTGCGGACGCAAAAGCTGCTGGACAGTGGAATACCACCAAGGGCGGCGAGTATTTTTCGATTGGTGTGGGCGGTGCGCTGGCCGGACGGGGTGCCCACCTCATAATTGCCGACGACCCGCTGTCCGAACAGGACATTAAGGCGGGAAATACCAACTCTTTGGACAATACCTACGAGTGGTTCAGTGCTGGTCTGCGTACTCGTCTCATGCCAGAGGGAAAAATCTGCGTTTTGCACACCCGTTGGCACCAACGGGACCTAATTGGTCGGCTGCTTAAAGATTCGGCCATGAACGAGGGGGGCGACGACTACGAAGCCTTTGAATTTCCTGCCATCCTGAACGAAAACACCGAAAACGAGAAGTCCATCTGGCCAGAACAGTGGTCACTGGAGGCTTTGCAGCAGACCCGGGCGTCCATGCACCACATTATGTGGCAGTGGTATGCGCAGTACCAGCAGAACCCGACCGCCTCCGAAGCTGCAATTATTAAGCGTGAGTGGATTAAGTGGTGGACCAAGGACACCCCGCCCCCGATCGACTTCATTGTGCAGTCCTTCGACACGGCACTAACTACTAAGCAGCGGTCTGACTATTCCGTGTGCCATACGTGGGGTACCTTCACCAGCGACGAGGACGGCAGCACTAATGTGATTCTGTTGAACAAGATCAAGGGCAAGTATGAATTTCCTGAGCTCAAGGTTATGGCCCACGAGCAGTACCACGACTGGCAACCGGACAGCGTAATTGTGGAGGCCAAGGCCAGCGGCCAGCCGTTGATTGACGAGATGCGACGCTCCGGTATATTTGTGCAGGACTTTAGCCCGGGCAAGGGGCAGGATAAAATTGCGAGGCTCAATGCGGTGTCGGACCTGTTTGCGTCCGGTCATGTGTGGTTTCCTGAAACTGCATGGGCATCGGCTACAGTTGAAGAGATTTTGGCGTTCCCTAGCGGCGAGCACGACGACGAGGTTGACACCATGACGCTGGCATTGGCCCGCGTCCGTAATGGCGGTTTGTTGCGTGTACGTACAGACCACGAGGATAATGAGACGTTCCGTCCTTCTAGGCGGCAGGCTTACTACTAAGGATACCTATGGCAACGCAGAAATTTATGGGGGCCAACAGTTTGATCGACCGCTTAACTGCGCAGGTCGGCTCCCGTGAGACTGCTATAAAGTTGCTACGTAGCCGTGGGCAGATGGAAGCTGGGTCAGAAAAGCTGACCCCTGCGGGACTTGCGCGTAACTCCATGACCGCTGAAGAACGAGCCAAAGATCGTGCGTCCAAGCTTTCAGGTAAGAAGGCTAGCGCGTACACGTACAACCCAGACACAAATCGAGCTACGCTCAAAAGGAAATAGTATGGCAACAAGTAACATGTTCCCCTCCATCTCACCCGCGCCCCTAGGGCTGCAGGACTCCGACCTCCCCGATGCCCCAGACTTGGAGATCGAGATTGACAACCCTGACGCGGTAACCCTGTCGGACGGGTCTATGGAGATTACGCTGACCCCGGACTCCGCTGCGGTTGGCGACGATTTTGCTGCCAACTTGGCCGAAGAGATGGACCAAGGCGACCTACAGACGGTAGCTAGCGACCTGATGGAGCTGATCGACGCGGACATCACGTCACGCAAAGACTGGGTAGAAGCCTACGTCAAGGGCCTTGAAGTGCTGGGCATGAAGTACGAGGAGCGTACTGAGCCGTGGACCGGTGCCTGCGGGGTGTTCAGCACGGTGCTGACCGAGGCGGCTGTTAGGTTCCAGAGCGAGACGATTATTGAGACCTTCCCCGCGCAGGGTCCGGTCAAGACCGAGATTGTAGGCGCGATTGACAAGATGAAGGAAGAGGCTGGTGAGCGTGTCCGTGATGACATGAACTACCAGTTGACTGAGGTGATGACCGAGTACCGGCCTGAGCATGAGCGCCTGCTGTACAACCTCGGCTTGGCGGGGTCGGCGTTCAAGAAGGTCTACTTTGACCCGGGCTTGGGCCGGCAGACTGCGATGTTTGTCCCTGCAGAGGACTTGATTATTCCTTATGGCGCGTCTAGTGTGCGCACCTCGGAGCGGGTCACGCATGTTATGCGTAAGACCAAGAATGAGCTAGCCAAACTTATGGCTGCGGGTTTCTATCTAGACGTGGACCTCGGCGAGCCAAGCGTTATCCACACGGACATTGAGAAGCAAAAGGCCAAGGACCAAGGTTACTCTGTTACCGACGACGAGCGCTACCAGATTCTTGAGGTGCACGTTGATTACGACCTGCCCGGGTACGAGGACGAGGACGGCATCGCACTGCCTTACGTAATTACGATCGACCGGGCTACCACCGAGGTTTTGGCTATCCGCCGTAACTGGAACCCGGACGACAAGCAGCGCCTTAAGCGCCAGCACTTTGTACAGTACACGTACATCCCCGGATTCGGTGCCTACGGCCTTGGCCTGATTAACTTGATTGGCGGCTACGCCCGCGCCGGCACTTCCCTGATTCGCCAATTGGTAGACGCAGGAACCCTGTCGAATTTGCCCGGTGGTATGAAGACTCGTGGTCTGCGTGTAAAGGGTGACGATACACCTATTGCACCGGGTGAATTCCGTGACGTGGATATCGCCAGTGGGGCTCTGCGCGACAACATTATGCCGCTTCCTTATAAGGAGCCAAGCCAAGTTCTGCTGGCCCTGTTGAACCAGATCACCGATGAAGGTCGCCGTCTGGGCTCGATTGCCGACATGAACGTGAGTGACATGGGTGCGAATGCTCCGGTGGGTACCACCCTTGCACTGCTTGAGCGCCAGCTCAAAACCATGAGCGCGGTTCAGGCCCGGGTGCACTTCTCCATGAAGCAGGAGTTCCAGCTGCTGCGCGACATCATCCGCGACTATACGCCGGAAGAGTACAGCTTCGACCCGTCGTCGGGCGATCGTAAAGCCAAGCGTGGCGACTATGACCTGTGCTCGGTCATCCCTGTGTCGGACCCCAACAGTGCGACGATGGCTCAACGAATCATGCAGTACCAAGCTGTGATTCAGCTGTCCCAAGGTGCGCCCCAGATTTATGACCTGCCGCAGCTGCACCGCCAGATGATTGAGGTGCTGGGTATCAAGAACGCTGACAAGCTGGTGCCGATCGAAGACGACATGAAGCCCCGCGACCCTGTGTCCGAGAACATGGCGTTCCTCAACGGCAAGCCGACCAAGGCGTTTATTTACCAAGACCACGATGCACACATTGCGGTACACACTGCCATGATGCAGGACCCCATGCTGATGCAGCAGATTGGCCAGAACCCGCAAGCCCAGAAAATGATGGCCGAGATTCAGGCGCATATCTCGGAACACTTGGCCTACGCATACCGCGCCAAAGTCGAAGCCCAGCTTGGTGTACCAATGCCCGCACCGGACGAAGATATGCCCGAGGAGCTCGAAGTGCAGTTGTCACGCATGGTGGCTCAAGCGGCCCAGCAGGTGCTGCAGCAGAGCAAGGGTCAGGCTCAGCAGGCTCAGGCACAACAAGCCGCGCAAGACCCGCTGGTTCAGATGCAGCAGGCTGAGCTTGAGATTAAACGTCAGGCCGAGGCCACTAAGGCTAAGAAGGTCGACGGTGACTTGGCTATGAAAGAGTGGGAGCTGCGTCTCAAGGAGCAGCAGAGCTCCGGCGAGTCCCCAGAGATCATCATGGCCCGGCACCAGCAGGAAATGCAGCAGCAGGCCCAGCGTCACGCTATGGAGATGCAGCAGGCTCAACAAGCCCAGCAGATGAAACAGCAGCAGGCTGCACAGGCCATGGCCCACGGCGGTGCAGTGCACATGCAGAAGCTCAAGCATGCCGATCAGGCCCACCTGCACAAGTTGCACACAGCCGCCGAAGCCGCTGCCGCTGCACAGCCTAAAGTTAAACCTGAAAAGAAAGAACCTAAATGAATGAAATTGCGGTCCTTGAGCACCTGAGCGAGCTGCTCGCCAAACGTCGAACTGAATTAGCTGAATCTTTGGCAGAGGGGGGAGTCACCGACTTCCCTGCTTACCGGGAACTGTGCGGAGTTATCCGAGGTCTCCTGACCGCACAGATGGAAATAGGTGACCTCGTGCGTACTTTGAAAGCTAACCATGACTGACTTTGATGTTCAAGCCGTTGACTTGTCGGGGGTATTAAATACTACCCCTGAGGAGAAAGCGCGGCAAGTGCCGGACCCAGCGACATTCCACATCTTGTGTATGTTGCCCAAGGCAGACGAGACTATTGAGGGTAGCTCCCTCGTAAAAACCGCGACCATGATGCACCACGAAGAGATTTTGTCTCCCGTGTTGTTTGTGGCCAAGATAGGACCCGACGCGTTCCCCAAGGACAAGTTTCCCAGCGGTCCGAGTTGCAAGGTAGGTGATTTTATTATTACTCGCCCCAATAGCGGAACCCGCATGCTAATTCATGGTACTGAATGGCGTCTTATCTATGATGAATCTGTTGAAGCGGTTGTGCAAGACCCTCGCGGCATCAAACGCCCATACTAAGGAGGGTATATGGCAACAGAACAAACTACCTTTGAGTTTCCTGACGAAACTACAGTCGAGTTAGAAAACCCCCGGGCCGGCGGTCGCATTGTGGCCCCCGCTGACGAAATTGAAATTGTGGACGATACCCCACCGGCGGACCGTAATCGTAAACCTATGGCCGAGCCGCCTAAAGACGTTACAGACGAGGAGCTGTCCAAGTACGACGAAAGCGTACAGAGCCGCATCAAGCACTTTTCCAAGGGCTACCATGAGGAACGCCGAGCTAAAGAAGCTGCCCAGCGCGAACGCGAAGAGGCCGTACGCTTAGCTAAGCAAGTAGTTGAGGAAAATAAAAAGCTCAAAGGCTCGCTGCATGAAGGCCAGACGGCTTTGATGGAACAGGCTAAGCAGGTAGCCGCCAATGAAATGGAAAAAGCCCGCGCCAAGTTTAAAAATGCGTACGAAGCGGGTGACCCAGACGCTCTGGTTTCGGCACAGGAGGAAATGACCGCAGCTCGCCTTAAATCGGACCGGGTTGCTAATTTTCGCCCTACCCCTGTACAAATTACTGAAGATAGTGTACAAACTACCCAACAGCCTCAACAGCTGGATATGGACCCCCAACTGAAGGACTGGACAGAGCGTAATCCATGGTTCGGTTCTAAAAAGGGTATGACGGCATATGCCGTAGGACTCCATGACGATGTTGTGGCGGAAGGATATACTGCTGGAAGCGTCAAATACTACGAACGTATTGACGCCGAAATGCGGCAAAGATTTGCAGACGAGTTCGAGCCTGCTGATCCCGTTGATGCGCCAACTCAACGGACCAAATCGAATGTGGTTGCACCAGCCACTCGTAGTACTGCGCCCAAAAAAGTCGTACTTACTAAATCGCAGGTGGACCTTGCTAAGCGCCTTGGAGTTCCGTTGGAGCTTTATGCTAAGCAAGTAGTAGCTGAACAAATGAGGAAATGATTATGACCGAGATAATTCGTAAAAGCCGTGAATCTGAATCCCGCGTGGCCCACCAACGTCCAGTTAAATGGGCTCCGCGCCGACTTCTACCCGACCCTAATCCAGAGCCGGGGTATGCGTTTCGTTGGGTTCGGGTGAGCATGCTTAACAAGGATGACGCGACTAACATTTCTGGACAGTTTGGCGAAGGTTGGGAACCTGTAAAGGCGTCTGACCATCCTGAAGTGCAGGTTTTTGGAGGTGGCCATGCCAACTTTCCAGACAGCATTTTGATTGGTGGCCTGATGTTATGCAAAGCCCCCGTAGAGTTTATGCAGGACCGTGACGCGTATTTCCGTCAAAAAACGGAAGCCGAAATGGCCGGCGTGGACAATACGTACATGCGAGAAAACGACCCACGTATGCCGCTGTTCAAAGAGCGGTCTACAAAGGTTACTTTCGGTAGAGGTATTTAACTTTTTTGGAGTCTTAAATGGCATATCCTACGGTCTCGGCCCCCTACGGCCTAAAGCCGGTCAACTTGATCGGCGGTCAAGTATTTGCGGGTTCTACCCGCCTTGTACCCATTTCGTATAACTACTCTACCGCCATGTTCTATGGCGATGTCGTGGCTATTGCGCGTGGCTTTGTTGTGCCTTTCACCGGCACTACTACCTTCAACAGCCAAGCTGTGGTTGGTATTTTCTTGGGTTGCCAATACACGAACCCGTTGACTAAGCAGCTGACTTTCAGCCAATACTACCCCGCAAGCACTGCGGCTGGTGATATTCAAGCTGTAATCTGCGATGATCCTGACACAGTGTTCAAAGCTGTTGTGTGCGCTTCTGGCGGCACTACCGTTACTAGCGCAAGCTATGCAATGGTTGGCCAAAACGCTCCTTTGGTACAGAATACTGGCAGCACTGCTACTGGTAATTCTGCCGTGGCAGTTCAGAGTCAAGCTTCGGTTGGCGCTAACGCCGCATACCCCGTCCGCATCGTTGGTATCGTTCCTGATACCGCCGCTGCTCTGGGTACCGCTGTGTATAGCAGCATCTCTACCGCTACTATTACGGTTACCGCTAACGTACCGTTTGCTATCCCTGTGGGTACTGACGTCGCTTGGTTGGCCCCTAACGGTTCGCTGGTGGAAACCGGTTCGTTCGTTGCTACGGCTATTACAGCTAACAACACGACTTCTGTTGTGTTGAACGCTGCACCCCAGCAAACGATTGGTTCGAGCGCCACGCTCGTGTTTACTCAGTATCCTGAAGTTTTGGTCAAACTGAACTTCGGCTTGCAAGAGTACTACGCTGCTGCCGCAGTCTAAGGAGTTAAATCATGGCTATTTCACGCGCACAACTATTGAAAGAACTGCTCCCCGGTCTGAACGCTTTGTTCGGTCTGGAGTACGCCAAGTACGGCGAAGAGCACAAGGAAATCTATGAAACCGAAACTTCGGAGCGTAGCTTTGAAGAGGAAACCAAGCTGTCTGGCTTCTCCGCCGCTCCGGTGAAGAACGAGGGCTCTGCCATTGCTTATGACAATGCGCAGGAAGCTTGGACTGCTCGTTACAACCACGAAACCATTGCGATGGGCTTCTCCATCACTGAGGAAGCTGTGGAAGATAACTTGTACGACAGCCTCTCCAGCCGCTACACCAAGGCTTTGGCCCGTGGTATGGCATACACCAAGCAGGTCAAGGCTGCTGCAATTTTGAACAACGGCTTCTCCGCCAACGTCACGTACGGTGATGGCCAGCCTCTGTTCTCTACTGCACACCCACTGATCTCTGGTGGTGTCAACAGCAACCGCCCAGCTACCGCTGCTGACTTGAACGAAACTTCGTTGGAAAACGCAGTTATTCAAATCGCCGCTTGGACTGATGAGCGTGGTCTGCTGATTGCTGCTCGTCCCAAGAAGTTGGTTATTCCTCCGGCTTTGATGTTCGTCGCTACCCGCCTGCTGGAAACAGAACTGCGCGTTGGTACCACCGACAACGACATCAACGCGTTGAAGAACAATGGTTCGATTCCTGAAGGTTACTGCGTTAACCACTTCTTGACCGACACCAACGGCTGGTACTTGACTACCGACGTGCCTAACGGTTTGAAGCATTTTGTTCGTACCCCGTTGGTTAACAACATGGACGGCGACTTCGATACTGGTAACGTCCGTTACAAGGCTCGCGAGCGTTACTCGTTCGGCGTGTCTGACCCTCTGGGCATCTTCGGATCGCCCGGTTCGGCCTAAGCCCTCGGGCTTTGAGAAAGGGCTCCTTCGGGAGCCCTTTTTTGTTGTATTTACACAACAAACCTCGTCATAAACTAAGTCACAAAAACCGTGTAGGATGTCTTTGCAGCAAGGTCGCTGCGCCTAGTTTTTGGAGAACACCATGTTTTTTACTGTAGCTGTTGAGCTGCCAGAAGGCAGTTTTTTTGAGTATTCCACCGAGTCCATTCTGCAGTTCTTGCAAGCTGTAGCTGCTTTTGGCGATGGCAAAGTTGTTGAAATTGAAGACGATATCGAAATCCCCGAAGACATCGACCACTACTTTGCTGAAGGCGAAGAGTACACCTACGATGAAGACGCTGAGTGCTTTTGCTGGTACGACGAAGAGTACGAAGCTTGGTACTGGCTGAACGAAGAGACCGGCGAGTGGCTGCTGGTTGAAGACGAAGAAGAAGCCGAAGCAACCTAATTTGGGTATAATCGTACCCAACACGGGGGGCCTTAGCGGTCCCCTTTTTCATTGTAGTGATGGATGCGATGGCAGTTAGCACAGAGGATGATGCACTTGGCTGCCTCTTTATACGCTAGGGCATACCGGCCATCTTTAATTAAATTATTTACCCCGTATTTTTTTGTGCCCGGTGGGTGATGAAAGTCAATAGCAGCGGGGTGTGCAAAACCGCAAACGGAACAGTTTAACCCTGCTTTAAACTCCGACCATAACGCCCTACCTTCACGCCGAGTTGTTTTTGCTGACTCCCGCACTTTCGCTTTATTAGCCTTGTAGTGCTCAGCCGAATACTCTTTGTGCTTGGCTTTTCTAACAGCGGGGTCTTTGTAGGGCATGCCCTTGACTCTATCAAAATTTAGTGTATATTGTGTGCATCTGGGACTTCCAGTGCGCCAAACTGCCCCAGCAGACGACATACCGATTGACGCACTTAGCTTGTATGTAAGGAACACATATCATGGGATTCGCAACTCACCTCGGCCCTTGGCTGCTCGGCACCGTTAAAAACACCACCGGCACCACTGCCGGCACAATCCAGAACACAGGTACTACCCAAGTTACTCAGACGGGTACGATGACGGTCAGTACTACAACTGCTACCACTTTCGCAGTCATTCCTGCTGGCGCACAGATTACCAATATCTTCTGCGATATCACCACTGCTTTTGCCGGCTCAACTGGTAATACCATCACCATTCAAACGGCGGGCGGCACTACTTTGGCTACCGTCGGTGGCGCTACCACTACCCCCTTGGCAGTTGGACGCGCAACTACCACGCTGTCTGGTACCAACATGGCCACCCTTCTGAACGTCGGTACAGTTGACTTAATCCTTCAAGTTATCTACGCTTGCGCAGGAACTGCTAGCGGGGGCGCAGCTCAAATAACTGTGCAGTACGCGGTCAAAGACTCTAGCGGCAACAGCTCACAACCCGTTGGCCAGCAGTAATTAGTCTCAGGGGCTTCGGCCCCTGTTTTACAGGAGATTAGTTATGCAACAAACTGATGTTAAGAGTGCTCATTTAAGTGCGGCAGGGTCTTATTACGCTGGGCGTACACGCCTCAAAGGTATTGTTATTAGCCCAAAAGCAAGCACGGCTGCAACTTTTGAGATAAGAGATGGAAGTTCTACGGGGGCCATTCTGTACACAATGGACATAGCAAGCCTTGGAACGCCCAATACGTTTAGTGTATTTGTTCCCGGCGAAGGTATCTTGGCTTCTACGGGGCTGTACCTCACACTTAGCGTCGGTTCTGTAACAGGAATTACGGTGTTTTATGGCTAAGAAAACCCCATCCCTCGCAGTGGGTCGCGGTGAAAAACTCCCGGCCTCTAAAGGGGCTGGGCTGACTGCCAAAGGCCGCGCCAAGTACAACGCAGCTACAGGGTCTAATCTCAAGGCTCCACAGCCCCAAGGTGGCCCTCGCAAGAAGTCGTTCTGTGCGCGGATGTCCGGTATGCCGGGTCCGATGAAAGACGAAAACGGCAAGCCTACACGCAAGGCCGCATCTTTAGCACGATGGAAATGTTGATATGACTGAACATCACGACACCCTTAAAAACGCTATCGACATCTTTGCTCCTATAGCAGCAATTGGTGCGTTTCTTGAGTTCATTTCGCCGGTGTTTGGCCTTATCGGAGCAGTGCTTGCTTTGATGCGTATCGCAGAGATGGTGACTGGCAAACCGTTTTCAGAGCTGATTCGAAAGAAACCAGATGCCGAGTAGCTCTAAAAAACAACATGATTTCATGGCGGCAATCGCGCATAGCCCTGCGTTTGCCAAAAAAGTAGGCGTCCCACAGTCCGTGGGCCAAGACTTCGACAAAGCCGACAAGGGCCGTAAATTTTCAAAAGGTGGAAGTATGGCTACTAAAGGTATAAACCCATTCGCTAAGTTTGAGAAGTCTGGTAAAGACATGGAGAAAAAGGGCATGAAAGAGGGTTCTAAAGCTGACATGGCACTAGACAAAAAGCAGATGATGGGCATGAAAAAAGGCGGCATGGCTAAGATGGCCGAGGGCGGCTCGACCGACATGGCCCAAGACAAGGCCATGATTAAAAAGGCCTTCAAACAGCACGATATGCAAGAGCACAAAGGCGGCAAGGGCACCTCCTTAAAGTTGGCTGCAGGGGGCGCGTTCCGTTCTTCTGCCAACGGTATTGCTACCAAAGGCAAAACCAAAGCAACCCAAATTGCAATGAAGAAAGGCGGGAAGTGCTAATGGCTAAACACAAAGTCAAACGCTATGACGGCGAAGAGGGCTCCATGGTCGGCATCCCCGACCAGACTGAAGACGAAGCATCAAATGAAGCGGCTTTGAACGCTGACTTGCCCCGCCGTCGCGCAATGGATGAAGGCGCTACCGCTGACGGCCCCGACCAAACGCAGACTTCTGGCCGCTCAATGCCCAGCCGCCCAGTAAGTCGTACTCCGGTAGCTACCCCTGCACCCGTCCGTAAAGCTGCTACTGATGACCGCTCTAAGCGCCCTTCAATGGCCGGCAACACTCGTACCAACGAGAACTACGGTAACGAAGGCAAGGGCGACTCTAAGTACCGCAAACAAACCATGATGCCCGAAAGCCAAGCTATCGAACGTGTATACCCTGAGCAGGTTCTCGGCGGTGGTAGTGGCGCTGGTATTAAAGGCGTTGCAGCACTAGCTAAAGCAGCCGCTAACCGTGGTGGCGGCAGCGGGCTACGCACCATCTCTCAAGCAGCATTACCCGCACCTACCAAACGCATTGGCTACGACAAAGCCGGCACGTTGGCTAAGCAACGCGCTGCCCGTGCTGAAGGCCGTAACTCCGAAATGCTGTCTGAAAACGCTCGCCGCTCCGGTGTTAAGCCCGGTTCTGCTGGCGCAGAGGCTATGCGTAAAAATCTTGGCGGTGACGAGTGGACCTTGGGCATGAAACGCGGTGGCAAAGTCAAAGGCTATGCTTCTGGCGGCTCTGTAGGTGGCTTCACCCGTTCGGCTGATGGTATTGCTCAACGCGGCAAAACCCGTGCTCAGCAGTTCTGCGGTGGCGGTATGACCAAGGGTCGCAAATGAGGGTTAGTCGCGGCATGGGAGACATCTCCCCATCCAAAATGCCTAGCGGTAAAAAGACCGCTCGCCGCGACGACACTGACTTCACCCAGTACGCTGAAGGCGGGCATGTAAATGCCGCTGGAAACTACACCAAACCTAGCCTGCGCAAACGTATTGTGAGCCAAGTTAAAGCTGCGGCAACACAGGGTACTGGTTCTGGAAAATGGAGCGCGAGAAAAAGCCAATTAGTAGCAAAAAAATATAAGGCCGCAGGTGGGGGCTATCGTGACTGAGGCTACAAAGACTTGTACAGATTGTGGTGAGACAAAGCAGTTATCCGCGTTTCGTAGTCGTGGTGGGCAAATGGCGCATCTGTACAAAAGTCATTGCAATACTTGTCTTTACAAAAGACATAAGGACTGGGCAGAACTTAACCAGCACCGAGTGGCTGAGTATCGTGAAAGAGACCCGTGGACTTTGGCTAAGCGTTGTTCCCGCCGGGGAATTACCCCAGAACAACTTGTAGAACGGTACGAGCGCCAAGAAGGGTGCTGTGCCATTTGCAAAGTAGAAGTAGCGTTGATAGAAAGCGCTATTGACCACAACCACGAAACCGGAGAATTTCGGGGCGTACTTTGCAAACAGTGCAATCGTGCGTTGGGGATGTTTAAAGATAGCCCTACTGTGTTAAGGAATGCCCTAGAATACCTTGATGCTTTTGGGAGTTATGGCGATGGCACTTAAAGCACCACAGCAATCCCTTAAAGATTGGGGCGACCAGAAGTGGCGTACTAAGTCTGGCAAGCCGTCGTCAAAGACGGGGGAGCGCTATCTCCCTGAAGCTGCCATTAAAAGCCTTAGCTCAGCAGAGTATGCCGCCACAACCCGTGCCAAACGTGCAGGCAAGGCAGCGGGTAAACAGTTTGTAGCGCAACCAAAAACGGTTGCAAAAAAGACAGCGAGGTTCAGATAATGGCTACTAAAAATTGGATTGCAGGCGCAATCAAAAAACCCGGCGCTTTACGCGCTTCCCTTGGCGTTAAAGGTGACAAGCCTATCCCCGCTAAAAAACTTGCCGCTGCGGCGAAGAAGCCCGGTAAAATGGGTCAACGCGCTCGACTAGCTGAGACCCTCAAAGGCTTGAAAAAATGACTGTTTCCGGCACAACCGCATTTAACCTCGATTTTACGGAAATCGCTGAAGAGGCTTTTGAGCGGGCGGGCCGGGAAATGCGGTCGGGCTATGACTTGCGCACGGCGCGTCGGTCGTTCAACCTCATGACGATTGAGTGGCAGAACAAAGGTATCAACATGTGGACCATTGAAGAGGGATACATCAACCTCATTCAAGGCCAGTCTACCTACGACCTGCCGGCAGATACCATTGACTTGCTTGAACATGTTATTCGCACGGGGGCAGGCAACGTGTCTACCCAGTCTGACTTGACCATCACACGTATTAGCGTGTCTACATACGCCACGATCCCCAACAAGCTGCAGCAAGCACGCCCCATTCAAGTTTGGATTGAGCGTCTTAGGGATAACCCTAGGATTACAGTTTGGCCAGTTCCAGACCAAGGAACCACAGGCAGCCCTTACTACGTGTTTAGATACTGGCGTCTGCGCCGTATTGACGATGCGGGTACCGGTGTGAATACTGCTGACGTGAACTTCCGCTTCCTGCCAGCGTTGACCGCCGGCTTGGCATATCACATCGCGTTAAAATTACCGGAAGCTGAACAACGGATACCCATGCTTAAAGCTGTGTACGACGAGTCCTTTGAGTTGGCTGCTGGAGAAGACCGCGAGAAAGCTGCGATCCGATTCGTCCCAAGACAAATGTTCATTGGCGGGGGTACCTAAATGGGTAACCGGTTCGCGTCCGGTAAAAACAGCATTGCGGAATGCGACCGTTGCGGACAACGGTACAAGCTCACTCAGCTACGCAAAGAAGTCAAGAAGACTAAGACGTACAATCTCTTGGTCTGCCGGGATTGTTGGGACCCTGACCAGCCGCAGTTGCAGTTGGGCATGTTTCCGGTGGACGACCCACAAGCTGTTCGGGAGCCTCGCAGGGACTCCACGTACGTAGAGGCAGGGGTAAACGTAGGTGGGTTTCCTACCGGAGGCTCACGAGATATACAATGGGGCTGGGCACCAGTTGGGGGCTCATCAAATTTTGATGCCGTTCTTACTCCAAATAACTTGGTAGGAACGACGAGTGTTGGTATAGTTACCGTAGCGGTTTCCTAGGAGTAAATCATGGCATTCACAAAAGCAGCAGACGGCATCGCCAAAAAAGGCAAGACTGACGTTAAAGTGTTCCCCAATAGCGGCCCCGCTGTTGGCATTGATACGGGCGGTAAAAAATCCGCAGGCGTAACTGGCCAAGTTATGCGCGCCGTTGGCCGCAATATGGCCCGCGCCAACAACCAGAAGCGAGGCTAATCATGGCATACAGCATGAAGAAAATGGGTAAAGAAGTCGGCCCCGCCGAAGTCTATGCACCTCCTCACACCATGACCGGTAAAGCCGTGACCGTGGAAGAAAACCCCGGTAAAGGCCCCAATCGTAGCAAAGCGGACACTTACGATGTAAGTGTTGGCGGTATTAGTAAGTCTGCCGGCGAAGAGGCCGTTAAGACCGACGGTATTAAAATCCGGGGTACTGGCGCTGCTACCAAAGGAATCATGGCCCGGGGCCCAATGGCATAACGTATGACCTACACTGAACTGTGTGTAAACATTGCTGACATCTGTGAAAACACGTTCACGGCGACTGAGTACGCCATGTTCGCGCAGCAGGCCGAGCAACGTATCTACAACACAGTTCAGTTGGCCAATCTGCGTAAAAACCAGACAGGTAGCATTACGGTAAACAACAAATACCTGTCAGCTCCTAATGACTTCCTGTCTACCTACTCATTGGCGGTGGTCGACGGCAGCGGTAATTACACGTACCTGCTAAACAAAGACGTCAACTTCATCCGCGAAGCATACCCCAACCCAACCGCCACTGGCCTACCTAAGCACTATGCTATTTTTGGGCCGCAATCAACCGCAGTAAATGAGCTGTCGTTTATTTTAGGCCCAACACCTGACACTACATACACTGTAGAGCTACACTATTATTACTACCCAGAATCCATCGTTACTGCAGGTAGTACGTGGCTTGGTGACAACTTTGACTCGGCGCTGCTTAATGGTGCACTAGTTGAAGCCATCCGCTTTATGAAGGGTGAGCCAGATATGGTGGCTCTATACCAAAACTTGTACGACCGCTCCACGCTCCTGCTTAAAAATCTGGGCGACGGTAAACAGCGTATGGACGCATACCGTGATGGTCAAGTTAGGACTCAAGTAGCATGAGCATCGTTCAAGGCCAAACTACAAGCTTTAAGTCTGAGCTGTACCAAGGTGTGCACAACCTGCTTACAGATACCTTGAAGATTGCTTTGTACACTGCCAACGTCAACTTAAACGCGGACACCACGGTGTACAGCTCAACCAACGAGGTTGTGGCTACAGGCTATACAGCGGGCGGCAATACCCTCACAGGGGTAACCCTTAGCACTGCAAACAACACAGCCTACGTCAATTTTGCCAATACCTCGTGGACCTCTGGGCTTACTGCACGATGTGCCCTCATTTACAATGCCAGCAAAGGCAACAAGTCAATTGCGGTTCTTGATTTTGGGTCTGACAAGACCTCGACGACCACGTTCTTGATTACAATGCCATCCAATACTTCAACCACTGCGCTTATTCGTAGCGCATAAGGAACTACTATGTCTACAGAAAATACTTTTGCTTCTGGCGTTTACACTGTTGAGTGTGTTGGTGCTGATGGTGTTGTTAAATGGTCTGAGCAGTTGCCCAACCTTGTAGTTAACCAAGGCATTCAGTACATGGCAAGCGTTGCTTTGACCGCTGGCGCTACCGCTGTTACTCAAATTACCACTTGGTACATTGGCTTGTATGGCGCTGGCGCTTCCAACAACCCCGCTGCTGGTGACACAATGGCCTCTCACGCTGGCTGGACTGAGGTTGTCCCTTACAGCAACGCTACCCGCCCAACCTGTACTTTTGTGGCAGCTACTACAGCTAACCCGTCCGTGGCGACCAACTCCGCATCACCTGCTGTGTTTAACATCAACGCAACCTCCACCGTTGGCGGCGCTTTCCTTGTAAGCAACAACACTAAGTCCGGTACAACTGGAACCCTGTTCTCTGCATCAGACTTTACCACTGGCGACCGTAGTGTTGTGAGCGGCGACACCCTGAATGTTACCTACACCTTTAGCTTGACTGCGACTTAAATATGGCACTAGTACTCGCTGATAGGGTACAAGAGACTTCAACTACAAGCGGCACCGGGGCATTTACACTAAACGGTGCTGTATCGGGTTACCAGTCTTTTGCTACGGGCATTGGCTCGGGTAATACCGTCTACTATGCCATCTACGATGCAACTGCGTTTGCATGGGAAACAGGGCTTGGAACTTTTACTGCCCCTAGTACGCTGACCCGTACAACAGTATTTGCCAACTCGCTGGGAACCACTGCGTTTATTTCGTTTGCTGGCAACACCACCAGCGTGTTTGCTACATACCCCGGCAGCAAAGCCGTATCCACGGACACCTTGGCAAGCCCTCCTGCCATCGGTTCTACGGCAGCAAACACAGGCGCATTTACTACATTAAGCGCATCTTCTACGGTAAGCGGGACAGGATTTAGTACATATCTTGCAAGCCCACCGGCTATTGGTGGCACAGCGGCTGCTGCTGGTAGCTTCACAACATTAACAGCAACAACATCAGTAACAACGCCTATTGTTCAAAATAGTGCGGCTGCGGCAATTGCATTTAAGACAAACTCAGCAACAAGCGCAGTAACTCAATTTAACATAAACCACACAGCCTCTGCTGTTAACTATGTACAAGTAACGGGCAGAGCAACAGGTAACGGGCCACAAATATCGGCTCAAGGTTCTGATGCGGCTATTAACCTTGAATTTTTATCAAAAGTTAACGGCGCTATTAAATTCTTTACCGGAACAAGTGAGCAATTCAGAGTTCCATTTACAACTGGAACAATTGTTAACTACGCCACAGCAACAGGCGCAATTACTGGTTCTGGCCCAATATTCAGCGTGGCTGGAACAGACGCAGACATTGACCTAACCCTGACACCCAAAGGCGCAGGCCGTGTCAACATCACAACCAGCATTAAACCTAAAGTTAGTAGTGCAGCAAACGTAACATCCCCATTAGCTTGGAACAGTACATCCTTTGATGAGTACGCCATTACTGCCTTGGCTAATGCTTTGACAATTAACGCCGATGCAAACGCATCTCCTGCTGACGGTCAACGAATTATGTTCAGGTTTAAGGACAACGGAACTGCCCGTGCATTGACTTGGACAACAGGTGCAACAAACGCATTCCGTGCTGTTGGCGTTACTTTGCCTACAACAACTGTTGCATCTAAGCTGGTATATATCGGCTGTATATACAACTCTGCCGATTCCCGTTGGGATGCAGTAGCTGTGTCGCAGGAGGCGTAATGGCTCAAGTAATTCTTACAGGCTCAGGAACTTGGACGCTTCCAGCAAATTGGAATGATGCCGCTAACACTATTGAAATATATGGCATTGGAGGTAATGGTGCGGCAGGAACGGCATCAAGGTCTGGTGGCGGTGGTGCGGGTGGAGGCTATATTCGCTGCACAAATGTTCCATTAAAAGCATCAGTCGAAGCGGGATATATTTTAGATTATGGATACAGCCTTGGTTGTCTGTTATGGAATGGTTTTATTGGTCTTGATGGAAACGGAGACCCTTATTATGGGACTTTGTTTTTTGGGCCAACGGGGGGTAATGCTTCTGGAATTACCGGAGGAACTGTTTCTTCTAATGGAGGAGGCACACTAGCAGGTGTTAATTACATTTCCTTGCAACAATTGGGAGGCAATGGAGGTTCTGGACGCACGGCGACAACAGCAGCAGGTGGCGGCGGTGGCGGTGCTGGTGGCCCTAATGGAGTTGGCGGAGCGGGTTCTACTAATACAATAGCAACAATTGGCAATGGCGGCGGTGGTGGAAATGGTGGCGGTGCTGGTTCTGGAGTAACTGGTGGAACTGCTGGAACAGGCGCTGGCGCTGGCGGAAACGGTGGAATTGCCGCAACTTCTGGAACTGCTGGTGGAGCAGGAACGTCGGTTTACTCAGGTGGTGGCGGTGGTGGTGCAGGTGACGGGGCAACTACTACATCCGGTGGTGCTGGTGGCCTTTATGGTGGTGGCGGTGGTGGTGGTGCATCTTCCACAATTTCAACTGGCGGTCTTGGTGCTGCCGGTATTATTATCATCACTTACACTCCTATTGCAACATCAACCGGCAATATGTTTTTAATGTTTTAAGGAAAATCATGGCACTTATAAAATCAATTGACACCGACTACGGAATTTAATGGAACAAGCTTACGTTTATATGTGGAAAGAGATTGCTACTGAAAAGTGGTATATCGGCTCACGTACACGCAAAGGCTGTCATCCTGATGATGGGTATATTTGCTCTAGTAAAACGGTTAAGCCTTTGATTGAAGCTAATCCTGATGGTTGGAAAAGAAAGATTCTGTTTGTTGGTGAACCAAAACGAGCATTAGAGATTGAATCTTTTACTCTTGTTGGCATGAGAGCCAAGCAATCCGAAATGAGTTACAACCTTCACAATCAAGATATGAAGTGGACTCGACTTGGTTGCAAAGATACACCAGAAGTATTATTGAAAAAAAGCAAAGCACGATCAGGTGATAAAAATCCATCATTCGGTAAACGTGGTGAACTTAGCCCTAATTGGAAAAGAAAGTTGCCGCCAAAATCTGCTGAAGCAAGAGCAAAATTAAGTGCTGCTTTAAAAGGAAAACCAAGTTGGAACAAAGGCAAGAAAATGCCTCCAATGTCTGATGAACAACGTGCAAAATTAAGCGAAGCATTAAAAGGAAAGCCAAGTCATCGTAAAGGAAAAGCATTTCCAGCGGTTATTGAAGCAAACAAAAAACGTGCTGGAGAAAAAAGACCAGCACAAAGTCTTGCATTGCTTGGTAAAACTTGGACACACCCTAAAAAAACTTGTCCGCAATGCGGAACAATAGGCGCTGGCGGCAACATGCTGCGCTATCATTTTGAAAACTGTAAACACAAAGGAAACGAAAATGGCATTACTCAAGCCCATTAACACTGACTACGGCACACCAGAAGCCCCAGTTTTTGCCGCATACTGGAACATCGGAGCCGTACAAGAAGACTTCAAAGGCAAGGGCACGGAAGTTACGTTCTACGGCTACGCATCCAAAGAAGCCCGTGAAGCTGGCAAACAGCCTCTGAGCGCAGGTAAGGTGCAAATCTCTGGCTCTGAATACATTGCTGGTGCTGACCGTGCTGCACTGTACGCAATCATTAAGCAGAAGCCGGAGTTTGAAGGCGCTGAAGACGCATAAGGGTTACTGTGCTTGGCTTCCTACCGCTATCAGCTATCAGTATGTCCGCCATTGTGGCGGGGAGCATCTATGGCCCAACGGTAGCAGAGGCAGCCTCCAGCGCAGACTCAGTAGCTTTAAACCTTCAGATTGCCAGTACGATAGCTGAAGCCGCCTCTGGGCTTGATGTAACAGACACGCAGCTACAAGCTTTCGGGGGAATCACTGAAGCCGCCTCCGGCCTTGATGCGCTAACTGCCACCGCGACACTAAATTTGTCGCTTTCTGAAATTGCTTCCGGGTTGGACTCCATATTCACAACTGCCACACTGAGCTTAGCCATCACTGAGGCTTCTTCCGGGCTTGATGCAGTACTGAGCAGTGCCGCGTTAAGTGTCGCCATTGCCGAGGCTGCATCCGGGTTGGACGCCGTAGATAAAACATTGACCGTAACCCTGTCGATCTCTGAGGCCACCTCGAGCTCAGATTCCACGACTTCTAATCTGGCTTTAATTGCCGCCGTTCTAGAAAATGCTTCTGGTCTAGATACCCTGACCACGCAGTTACAGGCAGTCACTTCGATTTTGGAGGCTGCGTCAGGTATAGACCAACTCACCACAATTGCCGTTCTAAACATAGCTGTTGTAGAATCAGCTACGGGGTCTGCCGTTTTTGATGCGGCGTTTTTGTGGAACCTTATTGATGACGCGCAAACGGCAGCATGGACATCAATAAATAACGCGCAAAGTGTAACTTGGTCGTCCATAGACAACGTGCAAACAGCCTCGTGGACTACCGTAAACGACAGTCAAACAGTGACTTGGACTTTGGTAAACAACGCGCAAACTGGGACATGGGTTTTGGTAAACAATAACCCCAACGCAACATAAGGACATAGCATGACCACGGCAGCAACATCACTCTTGGGTCTGGCCCTACCGGTTACAGGCGAACTCTCCGGCACTTGGGGGGATACAGTAAACAACTCCATCACCTCACTGTTGGACTCCGCCATTGCAGGAACTACAACCCTGAGCACCGACGCTGACGTTACGCTGACCACAACAACCCTTTCAGCCAACCAAGCCCGTGAAGCCATAATCCTTTGGACGGCCGCAGGAACTGTAACTCGCACCATCACGGCCCCCGCCCAATCCAAAACCTATGTTGTCATCAACAAGTCCAGTACTCAGAGCATCAAGTTAGTTGGCGTAGGACCAACTACTGGCGTCACCTTGGTTGCTGGAGAATACGCGGTTGTTGCATGGAACGGCACCGACTTTGCCAAAGTTGCAGGGTACGGTGGAAGCTTGACGGTATCTGCACTCACCAATACTAGCTTGACTTCAGGCCGTGTGGTTTACAGCACCACGGGCGGTTTAGAGACGGACTCTGCCAACCTGACATTTAACGGAACTACGTTGACTGCCGCAAATACAAGCATCACCACAAGCGAAACCTTGTCTTACGGCACAGCTAACGGCGTTGCATACCTCAATGGCTCCAAGGTGGTCACTACTGGTAGTGCGCTGACGTTTGATGGAACTAATGTTTCAAATACTGGTCGTTTTATTGTCAACAATGCTGGAAGCGCGGCAGGAACAACAGATATTTCGTTTGGCTCCTATTCAGGCGGAACTTGGATAAACACTCCATCTGCAACAGCAGGTTATCTTGCAGTTGGTGGAACTGGTGCTTATGTTTGGTTATCTACTTATCATCAATGGAATGTTTCAGGCTCCGAACAAATGCGCCTTACCAGCACAGGGCTTGGTATTGGTACAAGTTCACCTGCTTATAAGTTAACTGTTGAAGGTACACTTGCCGCAAAAAGATCAGGCGCAAACCAGTATATTGGAATATCCACCTCCGCTGGTGATGGCTATCTGGATACGATCAACACCCTTTCTGCTGACTATATTGGCTTTAACTTTAGACAGACAAACAATGCTGGTACTGTAACCAGAGCAATCCTCGACTTCAGCGGCAACCTTGGACTGGGTGCTACTCCTAAAACATGGTTTGGAAGTCGCTTGGTATTGCAAATAAGCGGTACAAATTCAACTGCATTTGCTGGAGTAACTGACGGAACTTCTGAAATTTGGTCAAACAGTTATCTTGATGCCGCTGGAACAAGTAGGTATGTGTCAAATGGCTATGCAACACTTCAGCAAAACAATTATGGAGGGGTTGGTTGTGTTACATGGAAACTTGCCCCCTCCGGTACAGCAGGTAATGCCATCACCTTCACCCAAGCAATGACGCTGGATGCATCGGGAACGCTAACCGTCGCCAAAACAACAAACGGACAATACAACTCCATTTTGGGTAGTTTAGCAATTGGAACAGGCTCTGCATTTGTTGCCAACAACACAGAAATTTCTTCTGGAAACGACATTGGAATTGGCACAACTGGGGCGCAGTATTTGGCGCTTTATACCAACAGCGCAGAACG